TCATAATAAAAGTAGCATTAGAAAGTATCCTTGCAATTTTATTTTGCGATTGATGGAACCACTCGACTACCGTATGTCTTGTTTTGTATTTATCCCATATATTTTTTTCAACATTTCGTGCGAAACCCTTACCGCCATTGTTTGACTCAATAAGAGCATAATTAACTCTATTTTCTACTAATATTCGCGCTGTTTCAGGTTCGGTTATTTCCATACCATCTTTTGTGTAATATATATCAACAATATAGGCCTCACCCATGTATTGATGAAAAACTATATTACAAAGATAATCATTTCCCTCATCCGCAGTATCGATACGAGCCGCGATTCTTTCTGTAACTGAGTTTCCTTTCTCATCTACAGGAAGTTGTGTATATGTTTTAAGCTCTTTATATAAACGCCCTTCAGCATCCAGCGGCTTTTGATGATAGTTGGCATTAAATATAGCTTCATCCATATTTATTTTCAAACTCTTGTATTTTCTCTCACTCAAAATAGATGGGCATAACATGTGACCTTCTGGACTACATGCATCCATGGACAATATAATCCACTCATTAGCTTCTTGGCCTGATAGTATCTTTCCGCAAATATCGTTTTTAGACCACCGCGTCATATTAACAATTTCAATACCGCCTTCGCCTTCATCCTCAAGGCGAGATAAAAATGTGCCCGTATACCATTGCCACTGTTTAGCAAGACCGAGTTCATTAAACGCTTCTTCAGCTGATTTGATCGGATCATCTACTATGGTGCAGTTACCACCCTTACCAGTAATACTCCCCTGGATACCAGCGCCTTTGTAACTAAAAAATGTCCCAGCTAATGCCCATTGCATAAAACTAGCTGATCCACGCTGGATGCGAGAGTTAGGAAATATATCACTATAGACTATTTCAGTAGGCAAGTTCTTTTCTTGCATAATACCATCGCGTGTGTACTTCGAAAAGTCTCCAGCTAAATCATCATTATAGGAACATGTGATAATTCTATTTCTAATACTCTTACCAAGTATCCATTCACAGAAAAGTATCAACGTCCGACTCTTACCAGTCCTTGGAGGAATATTCTCCATTAGTTTTGTGTATATTTTATCATCTTCTAGCCTAGTCCAATCAACGGATAAAACATACCAAAATGGAGCTATAACATCACACAAATGACGGAAGTGTTTTCCTGTAAGTCTGCGTTCATATAAGGCCTGCAGAGTTTCACATATTAATTTTAAGTGCCATCGATCTCCTTTATAAAATTCTGGTGCTAACAGGCAGCAAAACATCCAGAACGAGTCTTGAGCATTTCTAATATTTAATTCTCTTTGAAGTACTAGTTGTTGTTGTGGTGTTAGTGCCATGTTTTTACCTGCCTTTCGGGCATAAAAATAACCGCCCTATAGACGGTTTACAATTCATTTAATAACCGTATTACGCGTCATGCTCCTCTTATTAAAAATCACTTCACACGTAGGGGGTATTTTATAAATTTTTTAGAGGTACTTCTATAGGCGATTTGAAAAAATCTTCACACGTAGTATTTTTTTATTTCCTCAGAGTGCGGGACGAGGCGTTTTTAAATTTCTTTTTTTTATAATTTTTGACGGGGGGAGGGTAAAAGACAGGTATTAACCTGCCTCATACTCTTTAACTACCTTGTAGAAGCCCGCTCTTGACATGCCGCACATATCAATGGCCTTAGTAGCTGTTATTTTACCAGCTTTCCACTCAGTATAAGCCGTGACAAATGCATCAGTAATAACTACTGTCTTAGGTCTTCCGTACGCTCTGCCCTCAGTCAATGCTAGATCAATACCCTCACGCTGGCGCTCTTTACTGCACTCACGTTCAAACTGATATATAGCACCAAATACATTTAACTGTAATCTGCCAGCAGCTGTAGTAGTATCTATGTTCTCTTTAAGAGAGATAAAGCCTACGTTCTTCTCAGTAAGCTTGTTAATGATAGTGAGTAGATCAAGCATGTTACGTGATAGTCTGCTGAATGATTCAACGACTACAGTGTCACCCTCCCTGACATAATCAAGCATTAACTGTAGTTGAGGTCTGTTAGTATCTTTACCACTAATCTTTTCCTCATATACACGCTCTACGTTCTGATCTCTAAAGGCCTTTAGCTGTCTGCCCAGGTTCTGATCCTTAGCACTAACTCTTCCATATCCTACTTTCATATTGTTCACGCTCCTGCTTAATTTCTTATCTTTATTATAGCAGAAGTGTATTGAAATGTCTAGTTTACTTTCAATATATATTAAAAGTATTTTCAAACATTTTAACACACCGCGAACCCAGTAAAAGCGGTGAATATAAACTATATTAAAAAGTATACTTTTTAATATAGTTTATATTCTAATTATCTTGTGGCGTGACATCAATAGTCCGTAGTGCTAAATCAGCAATACGCCTCTGCTTATCTAACTCTATCCTAATCTCTTCGGTTGATAGCTTAGTCACATCAAAGTTATTATTAATAGTCAACTCTTTACGTTCTATAAACATACCAATATGCTTACCTGCAAGCTCCAGGCTTTTATTCTTATCGTAGAAACGTACTTCCCGCTCTACAGTAGTACCGTTCTTACCCTTAGTAGTTTTGACTTTGATACTTTGTATAGCTGCTAGATCATCCTCTGAAGCATCAACCATAATACTGCCATCATTAGCAATTACTCTGGCTGGACTAGCAAATGATATCCTTGCTAACTCTCTAATTACCCTATCAACATTAACACCAGTACGCTTACTGGCCTCGGCAAGCCTGCGGTCTATATGTGCACGAACACTAGAATGGGCTAGAAGCTCTGCTCCCTGCTCACTAGCACTACCAGGACTATATCCTGCTCTTATAGATGCCTGAGTACCATTCAAATCTACCATATATTCATCAATAAATCTCTGCTGCCTAATGTTAAGTTGATTATACGGAACGATCTCACTATCATTGTCAATAATAGCCAAATTACTTTCTTTAATATCAGCCAATATGACAGGCTCAACTACAGTTTTTAACTTATTATCTAATACACCATTACCTCTACCACCTGCCATACTCTCACCACCTATTTTAATAAAGTCACCCTATTAGATTTATATTTACCACCTGAACTATGACAATTAGGATTATTCTTTGACATTAGTCCATTATAATTTTCTTCCTGCTGTTTCTTCCGTCGGCTGACACATGAATCATCATCGATATAAGTGTCATCTAAATCACAAATACCTTTAACTTTATTGCCATTGTGTTCACATTTATCGTTATTACATATAACCATGTGTCACCTCCAGCTAAATATAGATATAAGAAAAGCGTCCTGTCTAGGACGCTAACATTATTACTCTAATGCAGTTTTCAAATCGAACATTCTTATATATCCGCATCCATCGCAAGTAACATATAGACATTTTACTGATTTAAAAGGAATTAATCTCTCGCCTCCTGATATTGGCAATGCGGCATAATCCTCACTTGTACTTACTTTGTTATCTCCACAAACAGGACAAATAATTTTTGCACCTTTTTTTTCTAATCGATCCAAGAACTTATTGTAATCTTCATGACTCATTTAAGCACTTCCTTTTACCATTTTCTACATACTTCGATAAAAGGTAATATTATCCTCTATTAACAGTAAAAACCGCCTACAATTTTGTAAGCGGTTCGCAATTCATATTTATTTTACTCTACTATAATACCACATCTATATTGTCATGTCATTGTCAACATTCTGTCATTTCATTAATGGCATCAATCCCGAAGATCAGGGCACTCAACGTATTTACAGCATCTTCAATATCACGGAAATATGTACTCTCTGAGATACTTTCACTCTTCATAACATCAGATCGTTTAGTTTTAAGAAAGTAAAATGATTTAAGTACCCTAATTTTTCTCTGCTCTCCTACACCCACTTTATCACAATAAACCTGATATAGTTCAAGCATGTTATTTATATGAGCGATTATGATCGCTGTCTTGGCAGCAGACTTTTTAATCGACTGTATATAAATATCTGCCCTGCAATCATCAATCTCATCCAGTACATCGATCGCGTTTAATTGACTGGACTTATAAATTGACTCATCTACATGATCTAAAAAATAATTATAATGTTTTAAAAGTAATCTGGTATTTCTCAATCTTAGATTATGACGAGATTTTTTATTTTTAACTCGTTGTTTTTCATCATATTCCTTAACTGCTTCTATAACTAATTTAATTATCTCTGCTTTTCCCATAAATGGTTCAATAATTTCTGCTTTAGTCATGGCTTCCACCTCTATTTTTACATTTTATGTAATATTTAAATTAAAACAAGACGGCTTTTCGATAAATAAGACGGATATAAGACGGCTTTTTTTCATGAAACGTCTTACCTAAACCTAGTATTTACGTGGCTTGCCAGTCTCGTAAGACGGATAAGACGGATTTTATGCTGTTCCCCTATATGTGTACACGCTATATACATACCCTAATATACGATAATATTACCTTTAGAATTAAGGATTCTAAAAAAAAGCGTCTTATCCGTCTTATTCCTTATTCTATAAGGGTTTGACCCGTCTTATTTTCCGTCTTAGCCCGTCTTATTTGCTTAAAATCCGTCTT